TTAATATAGGAGTCGATGCAGAAGTATTAGAATCAAATAATATATGTCTTATAATCTGCGTTACTGGGTAAATTGCAGGTTCACTGTCAATAACACTATAGCTAATATACTTAGATTTAGCTAATTTGCTTATACATTCAATAGTGATTACACTCACATATTGGTAGTCTTGAGTATATATATTAGGAGTGACATAACCAGTGAATATAAGTGAATTGTCTTTATATATATTACATACTACACTGAAATCAACATTATATAATCCAAATATATAGTCTTTAGATACTATGCTTATTGTTGCAGATTGTGTCTTAATTGGAGTAAACAAATCTTCAGCATTTGTCTTCAATATAATAGGACTATGTTCATATAATATAATATCATGATTAGCAGTTGAAGATGATGGAATCAAAAACTCAACTTTATATGAATGATTTAGTTTATAGTCTGTGCAATAACCTGTATATTTAATCATATTTATCTTGCTCTATTTTTTGTTTTATTGTAGTTTGACCATACTATATCAAGGTCTGTTCCTCTTACTAATGTAGTTCCAATTACTTGAACAGTTCCACTTGCATTTCCTATTCTGTTATGGTCTATAGCATTGAATAAGTTACGTTGCTGGCGACGGTTGAAAATCATTTCTCCATCATTTACTCTAGCTATCATTCTGTCACCTGAACCATAAGGACCAGTTACTATACCACCATCAGCAAATTTAGGAAGTGATGAGAATATAGAAGAAATTGTTGATATTATAGTTGCCCATGCTGCTAAGTTTGCAGGAAATGGTAATGCAAATGCGCTAGATGCACCTTTTGCTATTGCTTCAGCATTCATTGCTGCTATTGTACTTACAGCATTTGCTAATATAGATGCAGTATTCAATGTCATCTGAGCAGCTTGTGCTCCTTCACTGTCACCTAATACCTTGAATGCTCCAGATACATTATTAAGCATATCACCATAATAACCCCATGCTTGTGACTCTTTATCTATATAATCTGCTAATGCTAGACGTTTCTGACTTTCTTCATTCAATGCAGACTGTATATTCTTTGAATTCTCTAATTCTATATTAAGTCCATCTATTTCACCTTTGATTGATGATATAAGGGCAGGGTCTTGTGTCTTACTAAGAAGTTCTTGTAATTCTTTGATATGTTCAGTTATTCTATCAATCTCATTAGTGATTATATCAGCTTCAATATGCATTTCTTCAGATAATCCAGAAAAATCAAATTTAGCATTTGGTGCTGTATTGAATTTATCATTTATTTCTTTGTATTTGTCAAAGAACTCACTTTCATCTACTAATACAGGTACTTCAATACCTAGCATTTCTTTCTTAGATTTAATCTGATTCTGTAAATCATTTACTTGCTTGATATATTCTTCAGCAGATAAGTTGATTAATCCATTCTTTTGGTCATTCTGTAATTTAGTCAATTTTGCTTCTAACTCAGCTAAACTTCCTGTAACATACTTTATTTCTTTGACAGTTGAAGATGTTCGAACACTTTTACCACCTCTATTGAATTTTCCTAATATGCTATCTACTTCTGCATTAGTCTTTACTAATTCTTGTGCTAATTCTTCTGCTTTATTTAAGAACATTTCGTATTTCCAGCTACCTTCACCTGCTTCCATTGCTTTGTTAGCTTCATCTTGTATACGTTTAGCTAATACTGCTGATTGTGCTTGTAACACAATGGCTTTGATAAAGTCTTTGTTTTGATCACTGAACAATCTTTGTGCATCAGTAATATTATTTACTTGAACACCTAAATTCTTTAATTCATTAGCATATTCTTTGATGAATTTAGTCTTTTCTGCTTCACTATTAAGACTATTCCATTCAGTTCTTAATTTGATGAATGATGCCATTAATTTACCAGCAGTCTGAACATATACATCTTTCAGTTCTTTCTGATATTCTTTAAATTTCTTTATAGCATCATCAGTCTCACCATTCATTTCTTCTTGTTGGTCAGTAACCATATTAGCAATGAATGCATATCCACCTAATGCTACAGCAGCCATCATAAGTAATGATTTCCAGTCTGCCATCAATGCTTTACCAATAGCTAATGCTACGTTATAGCCTTCTTGTTGTGCCTTAGCCGCAGCAGTCTGTATGTTGACACCAATCTGTGCTAATTTTCTTAATCCTAACATCAATGATGACTGTTTCTGTAATGCATTTGATATAGCAGTAAGTGCATTTACTGTTGACTGTACAGCAGCAAATGCAGTCAATGCTTGTTTTGCTGATTTACTGTCACCAGTCAATGAAGCATAAGCATTAGCAGCAGCAGATACAGTATTGCCTAGAACAGCAAAACCATCTTTGAATGCATCTAATGCAGCAGTATCACTTGCCATATTCTTCAATTCCTGTTGAACATCACCAACTGTATCAACAAGGTCTGAAGCATATTTCTTTGCTTCTTGTAAGTTCTTGAATAATACTTGTCCTTGTGCTGATTCTTTTTCTGCATCAGTCATTGAACGCCATGCAAATTCAAGTGTGTTTACTAATTTCTTGCTATTGCTAAGTTCTTTTCTTACATTAGTAAATCTATGACTTAAATCACCTAGTGATGTCTTATATTCTTCAACCGAATTTTTTGCACCATTTAAACTTTGTTCGAATCCTGAAACATCTAGGTTTAATTTAGCACTTAATTGACTTGACATATAGTTAAATTGTTATGTTTTTATATAATATAGTTATTTCTAAAAATAGGGTAAGATGATTACTTACCCTTATTTTTAAGTTCTTTTGCTAAACGTTTTGACATATCAGACAGTCTATAGAAGTCTTCTTTTGTTGGTTTTGGTTCTTCATATACTTCTTTGTAGTCATCATCTGTCATTAATGGGAATATATCTTTTGGCTTAGCATGCTTATCTTTCAAATATGGAGATAAGACTGAATACATCAGCATTCTAGTCTGTTCCCATGTCTCTTTATTTGAATATTTCACATTATCCATCATTATTTCAAGTTCATAATACTGCATCTCATCCATAAAATAAAGATAATCAGTCATATGATGTTGGAATACAATATATCTTAAGTAACTATGAAATATAAGCTGGTCTTTGAAATTACCTTCTTTGTCTTTTTCTAAGATTTTTTTTTATCTGTTGTGTTTTCATTCTGTTGCATCAGTTCAGCTTGTTTCTTCATTTGTGTAATGAACCATGTAGCAAATACAGACATAATAAAATCACCACCATTTTCATCTACTAAATCCAGCATATCTTCAAACAATATGCTATTGTCTATCTTATGATATTGAAGTGTAGCTAATATAGCAGAATAGAATAATATGAATAAGTCAGTAGTTGAAAGATGTTCGAAATCTAGATTATGACCAGTTATTGCTTCAAATATGATATATATTCTGAATGAATAATGTAAGTCATATTCTTTGTCATCAATAATCAGTTTAATCTCTTTGTCAATAATTTTAATCTTCATGTTGTGTTTCTGGTATATATTTAATATCTGGATTCAATTCAAAGAAGTGTTCATATTTCTTAGAATTATTGAATTGTCCACGTTTAAGTTTTCTTTGCCAGTCTTCAAATGACTTGCACATATAATGTCTATAATAGATTTTGTCTAGAATAATTGATACTTGATCCATTCCATGTCTAGTATTACAATATAGACATTTCATAACTGGTCTATGCTGACTGTAATGTAAGTCATTATTGAAAAGATTCATATTGAAGAACAGTTTAGTGTCATAAGCAAACTTACTAGGTGCTTCTGTTGTATATAATTCTGTTATCTTTCCTTTAGGTCTAGTAATATGTCCATTAGCATTATATACTTTACAATGAACAATCAATATCTGAATATCATTGAATTCTGATAAAGTCTGTTTTAATGGCTGTTCTGTGAATATATATTCGTCTATGTCAAAATAACCTATCCAGTCATATTGGTCTTTGTATTTGTTGAGTATCTTTCTCATATATGCTGGTTGAAGACGTGTTTTAGGCACTCTTAATTTTACACCATATCTAGATGCAAGAAGTACTTTTATCTCATCTTCTGTTATGAATGAAGTGACTCTTTCTACTGTCACTTTATCTGAAGAAGATATATTGATGTCTTTGCTGTCATAATCAATAAAGATATAGATATGGTCAATACCTAATTCTAAATGATGATTGACCCATTGTAATATATCTTCTTCTAGTTCATCTTTTATTATAGTGAATAATGCTGTTTTCATAGTTATGCATTTTGTATTGTCCATCCTGAAGGTATACCTGAATCTCCTACAGGATATGTTGTATTAATATCTTTAACAAATGTTCCTGTTGATGATGCATTCATTAACCATTTAGTTAAACAATTTGAAGCTGATATGTCAGTAGCTAAACATTTAATATAATTTAATGATGTACAAAAATAGAACATACTATGATAACAAAATGTTACTAATGTTGTTGCTGGTAAATTAGGAACAGTAGTTAATGATGAACATTGGTAAAACATTTGATAACAACAATCAGAAGCTAATGTTGTTGCATATATTTCTGGTGCTGTTACTAAAGAAGTACAATTACTAAACATTTCAGAATAACAACTAGAAGCTAATGTTGTTGCTGGTAATGGTTTAACATTTACTAATCTTGTGCATTGCATGAACATTCTATTATAACAATAGCTATTTAATGTAGTTGCTTGTAAATCAGGCATAGTTGTTATTCGGATACACATTCTAAACATATTACTACAACTACTACTTCCCATAGTTGTAGCTAATATTTGTGGAACTTCTGTCATAAATTGACAACTATAAAACATATTTTGATAACAACCGTTTGTTAATATTAATGCTGGTAATACTTTTGGTGGTGTTGTTAGTGAACTACAACGATAGAACATATTTTCATAACAATTAGATGCTAATGTAGTTGCTGGTAATATAAGATTTTCTGCTGATAATAATGTTGTACAATTCATAAATAAACCACTAAATGTAGAACCCCAGCTTGGTAATATAATCTGTGGAGCAAAATTATCACCATATAATAATGACATAATATTACCTTCAACATTGAAATTACCTGTAGCTGTGAAATAATTATTATAATAAGAAGAATTACTTCCTTTTATTAATAATTTTTCATCTGTATCTAATGTTGCTAATACTGTTCCTGCTGAACTTGAATTATAATTAGTCCATGTAACACCATCATCTGTTGATATACTTACAGTCTTTTCAGTACCATCAGTTTTTAATGAAATTGTATTATTATTTGCTAATGATACAATAGTCAGATAATCCTGTGAATAATCATGTACTATTGGAACATCAGGATCATCGGTGACAGTCCAACCTGTAGGTATACCACTACTTCCTGTAGTCCAAGAAGTCATATTTGGATTTTTTTCAAATGTACCTGTTGCTGCTACACCTGATACCCAATATGCTGTGCAGTTACTTGCTGATATATCTGTTGCTAAACAGTGAATATAATGTAATAATGTACAATTTCTAAACATATTACAATAACATTTATATACTAATGTCTCAGCAGGTAATTCTGGTGCAGTTCTTAATGTGGTACAACCATAGAACATACTTTCATAACAATTATCTGCTAATGTGGTTGCTGGTAAAACTGGACCATATATCAGATTAGTACAATCTTTGAACATACTGTCATAACAACCTGTAGCTAATGTAGTTGCTGGTAAAATAATAAATGGTGTATCAGTAAAAGATGTACAACCTTCAAACATATGTTCATAACATCTATATGCTAATGTGGTTGCTGGAAGTTCTTCCATAGTAAATAATAATGAAGTACAACCTTTAAACATACTAGCATAGCATTCATTTGCTAATGTAGTAGCTGGTAATAAAGGTATTAAAGCTAATGATGTACAACCTTCAAACATACTTTTATAACAACCTTCACTTAATGTAGTTGCTGGTAATGTATTATAATATAGATGTGGATATACTAATGAAGTACAACCTTTAAACATACTAGCATAGCATTCATTTGCTAATGTAGTAGCTGGTAATAAAGGTATTGCAGTTAATGATGTACAATCTTTGAACATACTATAATAACAACTACTTTCAAGTGTAGTAGCAGGAAGTGCAGGTGCTGTTGTTAATCCAGTACAACCTTCGAACATATTTAAATAACAATTAGTAGTTAATGTTGTAGCTGGTAATACAAGGTTTTTAGCTGAATTTAAATAGATACATAATGAAAATAATTCATAAAATGTATATGTATCTGTAAATGCAGTCTGTCCTATGTAATTATCACCATATATTAAACTCATTATATTTCCTTCAATATCAAATGTATTAGATGAATTAATCTGATTATATGCCCAAGCATACTCCCAAACATTACCATGTAATACACTAATTCTAGCACCATAAGATGTATTATTTCCTTTTATAAGAAGTTTATCACCTGTATTGAGTGTTGCTAATTCTGTACCCATACCAGAAGTTGAAGATGTCTTATCAGTCCATGTTTGTCCTTTATCTGTTGAAACACTAATTGTCTTTAATAATTGGCTATTATTTGCTTTCCATCTAATAATATTATTATCAGATGTAGAAACTATAGTCAAATATGACTTAGCATAATTTGGCCAAACTAATGTATTTCCTAGATAAATAAAACTATAATCTCTGTTGTTTAAATATACTCTTGATATTGTTCCTAAATCAAATCCTTCCATGTTTATTGAACTATATAAATTACATTATTTTGAGTTGGAGTAGGTAATGCTGCTACAACTTCTATTCTTAAACCACCTTCATAACTTGTGGTAACTACATTTGGTTTATTTTGTATATAACTTAAATATGTATTATTACTTTCATTCCAGTCTGATTGAACTGGAGTAATTATAGTAGGTTTATTACTTAAATCATTATAATCACCTGAAGTAGCTACAGTAGACAAATTACCACTTTGTGCATAAATAGATAAATCTGGTTTATTATTTAAGTCATTATAATTACCTGAAGTAGCGACTGTAGACAATGTAGGTTTATTCTTAATGTATGAATATGATGTTATATTAGTCTCATTCCAGTCTGCCTGTTCTTGTGACTGGCCTGGTTGTATATCTATATTACCACTTCCTAAAATTGACTGATTATTTACTGTCTTTATATTCTGTCCTGAAACTAATATGTCTTGCTTACCACTAGTCTTATTATTCACATAAGTCTCTGTTGTAAACCCAGAATCATTATTCAAATCACTAGTCTTTGTTGGAATAGTTGGTTTATTAGATAAGTCATTATAATTACCTGAAGTAGCGACTGTAGACAATGTAGGTTTGTTCTTAATATAAGTTACATTAGTAGAATTGCTTTCATTCCAGTCTGCTTGCTCTTGAATACCACTACCTGATATGACTATATTACCACTTCCTAATAATGATGTTCCATTCACTGTCTTAATATTCTGTCCTGAAACTAATGTATCTTGCTTACCACTAGTCTTATTATTCACATAAGTCTCTGTGGTGAAATTTGAATCATTGTTTAACTCTGAAGTCTTAGTAGGAATAGTTGGTTTATTAGATAAGTCATTGTAGTTGCCTGATGTAGCGACAGAAGATAATGTAGGTTTGTTCTTAATATAAGTTACATTAGTAGAATTGCTTTCATTCCAGTCTGCTTGCTCTTGTGTGAATGATATATCAGGTTTGTTTATCAAATCATTGTAGTCTCCAGTATTCGCTACAGTTGCTAATGATGACTTAATTGCATAAATAGATAAATCTGGTAAATTACTCAAATCATTGTAATTACCAGAAGTTGCTACAGTAGACAATGAACTTTTATCTGCTTTGTCATTCAATAAGAAATTTATTTGTGACTGTGTATAATAATAAGAAAATTCTTCATTTATTTCTTCTTTTGTATAATAATAAGAAAACTCATTGTCTATGTCTTCTTTGTTATAATAATCTTTCATATTGAAACTGAAACCTATTCTAGCAGATATATCTACTGTATTGTCAATAGAAGGATCAATATTTGCAGAACTGCTTGCTTCAACTATCATTATACCTTCAGTTGGTTTTTGCATCCATTGGAAATGCTGTTCATTTTCATCATAACCACTTAATACAAATCCATACATTGCATCTGGATGAGTAAGTCTATGGTCAATATTAACAATAAGGACTGAACTGTCATTAGGGTCTATCTCAAATTCTAGTTCAATCATTGGTTTATGAACTGAGCAAATCATCTGTAACTCTAAATCAGTTGCTTTTGTTAAGTCATATAATTCTAGTTCATTATATTCATTATATTGTGAAACTATTAATCGTAATGTGAAGTCATTACCATAAACAATTCTAGGTATATTAATCATAAGATATTAAAAAGTAAATTTTTAGTGAAGATATAACTATATTCTTCATCTTTTATTTAATATAGAAACAATTTCCTATAAATAAAAAAAATGGCCTATACCTTTTTAGATATAAGCCATGAAAAAATAGTAATTCTTAATTTATAAATGGTTAAGCACCTCTTTCAAGTTTTGAAGTACCTTGAATAGTGATGCTCATTGTTGCATTTTCACCTGCTGGAGCATTTACTTGTGCTGATGTTACAATACCTTTACCTGATAAGTTAAGATAATTAGAAACATCAGTTGAACCAGTTGCACCTGGCCATGATTGTGATGCCCATTCAGTAGCTGCTGTAGCACCTACTATACCATCTTCTTGGTCTGGATAGCCATCATAAGTAGTAAGACCAAAATAACAAGTAACTTCTGTTCCACTCATAAAAGCATTCAATACTGCTTTATATCCATCTTCTGACATTAAGTTTTCAGATGTCATTTCCCAAGAAATATTAGTTCCAAGAACAGCTGTAAAGTCACCATGGTCTTTAGTAGTTATTTCCTGAGTATTTCTTGTTAAATTAAGAGTGTGTGTAGTTGCAAAAGCAATAGGTTCGTTATCTAAGAATACCATAAGCTGACCACCTTTTATGATGTCAGAATTTTGTCTATTTACTGTTGCCATAAATTTATGTCAAAAATATATTTGTTGTGTTTTATAAAACGTGTTTTTCATAGTGTTAAATGATGTTATTCCATCATTGTAGAGAAACTCATTTGAGTAACATAATTATAATCTGGAGTAACTCCAGTTGTTGCTGAAACCATATTTATCCAATGAATGAAAAATCCTTCATCTTTATTCTTCCATTGATGATTTTCAAGTGCTGCTCTTATAGCATTAGACAAAAGCATGCAGTCTTTGTATTTGTTATGATATACAGTAACAGTGAATGAAATTGTGTTGTCAAATGCTCTGTCTTTTGTATATTGTACAGTCAGATTATCTAAAGTAAGTATCACATAAGGGTAAACTGTTCCTTCTGGTGCAATAGAGCAATAGATATTGTCTATGTTTGGTAATAATGGCTGTACATCAGTGTTTATCTCTATCATGTGCTTGATATATGACAAGCAAAGTAATGATTTATCCATTGTTCTTTTTGTTGATATAATTGTCAAGTATATTCTGCATAGCATTGAATGCTTCATCTTGTGATGTCTGAACTGCTGTGCTGAAATATCTTAATGGTGAAATCTTACCAATGAATTTCTTTTCTTTCAAAGGAACTCCATTAATTTTTTTCTGGTATCTGTCTCTTGTTCCACCTTCAAAGAATCTTGCTCTATATGTTCCACTTCCTTTTTCTCTTGAACCTAAAGTATGAATTGTAATTGTTCCACCATTCAGATGACCAACTTTTACTGCATCAACTAATGTGTCATTGTATTTCTGACTTTGCTTAGTTGCATTTGGAAGAACTCTTACAAATTGCTCTTGTGCCCTTTGCTTGATTATATGAGCGCCTCTGAAAAGCATTGATTTCTCTACATTTGGCATCTCTTTCTTCATTTCTTCTATAGTCAGTTCTATACCATCATGTGTTATAGTTACTCCGTCATTCATTCTTTAACAAGTTCACATTTTATTTGTTTGTCATTGTAATATTTGTTCTTATCAACTGATGTAACATTATAGAATTTTTCTTCGTATTTAATTCTGTCTATAGGTTCAATATCAACATAGCTTCTGACAATGAATTCTTTATACATTGGGTGAAAATATTCATCTTCTGTTATGTTCTTATTCATACTCTGAGATAAAAGACCAGCACGGCAAGTTGTCTTTAACTGCCATTCTTCATCCCATTCACCAAATTCATTCTTTATTCGTATAGGTGAATAAATTTCAAGTCTGCATTGTCTTAATAATGTTGTATTCATATTATCCTATGTTCTCTTTACAATAATTTTTAGTAAGTGTGTAGAATGCTTTTGGTATATCAGAATTATTATTTGAAGAACCTCTCTCAGTTGAATAGAAATAATCAACCAACATTCTTAATGAATGTTGTAATGATGGTGGCAATGCATTGCCATAACCAGCCACAACAGTTGTCAAAGGTCTATTCAAATGGTCTTCTAAGAACTGTTCAGCAGCATCACCTATCATTTCAAGATAAGAATCATCATCTGTGAAGTCTGAATCGATTATCAATTGCTTCTTTATTTCGTCAAGAGTTAAATAAACCATACATTTTCTTTAAAATTTTTTGAAAAAGGGATGATAAGTATTACACATACCATCCCTTGGAAATATAGTAAACCTTAAACATGAAGAGAAAGGTATTTAATTACATTAATCTGAATTATTATAATCTGATATTGATATTGATGCTGGACTTCCGTAAGTTGTTATTTCAATTTGCCAATCATTAATTTGGCTGCTAGCATCTACAGGTTCAATATTTGATGATGTTATATTGTAATTCATCCAATATGTCTCATTTTCATCATAGGCTAATAACTCTTCACCTGGGTATACAGAAACAATACTCATCATATTATCTATTGTCTTAGATGTTTTCCAACCATAAGAACTTCTATTATCTTGTGCTATCCATTTAATTGCTATAGTACTATTTGATGAATTATTTGAGAAATGTAAATCAGTCTGAACTGAGTTAGATACACTTTGACCAGCGGTACAATAAACTCTTACATTAGATAATGAACTTACCGCTGAACTAGCATAATTTTGTGCGTCTAATATAAACTCAATAGTACCGCTCAATGTTTGGTCACCAAATTCTTTAACATGCATCTCAATATCTGCTATACCTAAATCACTTACTGATGTATTATTATAAAAATCCCATGTAGTATAATCTTCTGAAGACTTTCTATGATTATAATTAAATGTATAATCTGTACCATCAATAGAAGCTACTATATAACAGTTACTATAGTTTGCTGTAGACCAATAACTTAAATCATTATTCATCATATAGGCTGTGTTACCATCTGCATTGATTTTAAAATGATTTGCTTTAGTATCAGATGTATTCATACCTGTTGAAAATAACAATGTTGGCTGTGGTGGAATATAAATACTTAATACAATAGTATCAGTAGTTAATGTTCCAAAACTTTCACTATATATAGAGTTATGTGTCATTCCATCAACTTTAGCATACTTATTGACATTAATTACTTCATCATTTCCGTTATTATATAATAACATCACATGTCCAAATGGGTCATATCCCATACCATTACATTGTGCTACACCAGTTTCTTTAACCATATTAGTGTTATCATATATAGTAAAATTATACTGGTTAGTCATTGTTGAGTCGATATTGGCTATTGGATCTCTTGATAATCTAACTTGACCAATTTCAGTACCTAATGAATTATATGCTATATTATTACTCATAGCATTCACAACAGCATCTTCATTTACACCTATATAAGATTCCCCATGTAATGTTGCTTGTGAACCGTCAAAGTCTCCATCTAAGCATATAATAGCTAATTTGACTTTACCATTAGTATCTTTACCAGTACCTGACTGAACTACACCACTTGCAATCTGCATTGCTGAATTAGTATCATATAAATTAAATGAATAATCAGCAGTTTTATCAGGGTCTATGTCATAAGTTGGTGTTGGTGGAGTTGGTGGAGTATATGTACTTAATGTAATATAACCACCACTTATTATATCACCATTAACGTCATACATTTGGTTAAATGTTGAACCATTTACAACTGCATTTGGTGCAAGGTATCTTTGACCATAATTACTCATTGATGAAGTTAATACAGTTAATACTGCGTGACCATAAGCATCTACATTTCCAGTTGTTTGAATTGTACCACTATCCATCATAGATGGTGAACCCATAACTTCTTGATATTCACTGAAATTATATGTTGTTACCATATATGGGTCGATTGTTGGGTCTGTTGGTGGAGTTGGTGGAGTATATGTACTTAATACAATTTTACCTGTTTGAAGTGTACCCATACTATCATATTTAGCATTATGCATCATTCCATCAACTTTAGCATACTTATTCACATAAGTAAGTGTTGCACCACTAGAACGTAATTCAACATGACCAGATGGATCATAACCAGTTCCTGTAGTTTCAGCTACTCCTGAACCCATCATCATATCATATTCATCATATAAAGTGTAATTATATGAATTTACAGAATTTGGGTTTATTTGTGTTGCTTCTGGTTGATATAATACCAAATACTGTGATTGAAGTTCTCCATCTGAACTATAAAGTGTATTCTTTGTCATTCCATCAACTTTAGAATATTGGTCTAAATAGTAGAATGTATTACCCTCTGCAGATGGCATATTTCCATTATAAATAACTATTGCTGGAATATGAGAATGAATATCTAATCCTGTTCCATCTGTTTTAAGAACACCAGTAGTTAATGGTGAATTGGTATAATCATATAATGTATAACCATATTCAGTTGATATATTTGGGTCTATATCTGGTGTTGGTGTTGGACCTGGAGGTGTTGGTTCTTCATATGGTAACATTGTGAACTTAATAGGCAGCTGTTCTAAGTAAATATCATATATCTGATATTCTGTCTCACCATCTGCTCCTTCACCATCATTTATAACAGCAGCCTTATCTATAAAAATTGTATCACCTTCTTTTATATCAATAATTGTGCTATATGTTACAAGCATTTCGGCATATTGTTTAGAACCATCTAAATTACCAGTAGTCTGTGCTTTACCTTCACCTAAATAAGTACCAGTTGCTGCTTTGGTGTTTCTCTTACCCTTTGTTAAAAGTTTTGGAGTTACTTCTCCGTAACCCTGAAAAGAGTATGTTTTTTGTCCGACGGTGTCATCTCCGTCATCTATTCCCCCAATTTACAAATGATAGTAGGAACTTCAGTCTTAGTTGAACCTTCACCAGTTACAGGGAATATAGGTTTGATGTCCCAATAAGTATTGATAACTAAACGAATTGCTCCGTATGCTGCTAATGTGATAGTATCAACTACGATGTCGATGTTACCCCATTGTGCGATAACTACGTCTTTTAGATTTCCATATATTAAACCAGGACAGTCATTTGTTACTACAGTAGGTACACCAAGTACTTCATTTCCTTCAAAGATATATCCACTTACACCATTAGATTTAAGAGTTGTACGGTAAGTAGCTTTAATAGATGGTTTGATGACATATTTTAATTCACCACCTACATTGTTTTCTTCTGCTGCTTCTTCAACTGCTACAAGACCTGCATAAGTTGCTGGAACTTTATTTGCTGTTTGTGTTGAATCGATTCCATAGAATAATCCTTGTGGAGTGCTTGTAGAACCTTGCTGTGTTCCGAATAATGTAGCTTGTAATTTACGTCCAATAGAATTGATTAATTCTTGACGAACAATAGCTTCAATGTTGTAATCTGATTGAGTTAAAAGTTGTTTAGAGATAGTTACATAAGAAGTAAGTCTCTTTGGACTCATCTTAACACCATCAAATTTCATTGTAGATTCTTCAGCTACTGCTAATTCATCTTCCCAAGCACAAGCTACACCATTATGACGTGGGAATACGATGTTACCTTTAAGACCAGTTAAGTGAGTGAATTCACCAAGAACTGATGCATTAAAGATAGGGTCGATTAATGACATATATTCATCATGAATAGTGTCTTTACCATTAGCATCTGTCAATGTTGCATTCAATTCATTTCCAGTTACAGGATTTCCTAATGAATTGTCAGCTGGAGCTGGATCTTCTCTTAATTCAACGTCATCATCAATTGATAAGTCACGTAAATCAAAAGGAATAGCGAAACCAGATGTGTTAAGACCTGCTTCATCATTTGCCATTTGTGCTGCTCTTAAAACAGCTTCAGAAGTTTTGTCAAGCTTTGTTCCGTTAATCTTAGAACGAAGAACATTAGCTATTGAAAATTTATTTTTCTTCATTTTTCTAATATTAGATAAATTTGTGTTTGTATTTGTGTTGCGTTTTTCTTTGTCTTCATCATCGCAATTCTTCTTCTCTTCATCTTCTTTTTTATCTTCTTCATCAGCAGACTTTTCTTCCTCTTCTTCATCTTTTTTATCTTCTTTTTCTTTTTCATCATCTGCTTCTTTCTTCTCTTCTTTCTTTTCGTCTTTAGGTTCTGTGTCTTTAGGTTCCTCATCTTTTGGTTCCTCATCTTCTTTAGCACGTAATTCTTTGAATTCTTCTAATGAACGTAATGCTACATCAGTTGCTTCATACGCAGGTGCTACAGAAAGAATAGATATTTCTCTTAAATAACCTATTTTAAGAATTGAACGTGTATAAGTACCATCTTCATTTTCTGTCCATTCATCTTCTTCTGGCCAAAATGCAAAAGATATAGCATCAAAATCGCCACGTTTTACTCCTTCTAAAATAGAATTACCAGCATCTGTATTAGGTAATTCACATTCAAATTCAAGTCCTCTTTCAGTAACTGATAATTTCAATGTTCCTTTACCATTTTTAGAACGACCTAAGACACCCATACTTTCGTCATGGTTCATTATCAACATAACATCTTGAGAATCGATTAATTCTTGGTTAACTGCTGTTGAACGTATAATTTCATAGAATGTACCTCCTAAAAGTTGTGATTTGCTTTCAACAGGAATTGCTAAACCTTTAACTAATCTAGAATCTTCTCCGTCTAATGCTCTAAGTAAACCAAATGAACGAATTTCTAGATTCTTTTTGTTCATATAAAGATATAGTGGAATATATTTGTAATAATATAGAAATTTTCTACTAAATGTTAAATTCAGTAGAAAATTATATTAATTTTTATCTCTTTTCTGTAATATTTATATCCATAACATCAGATAGCATATATTTCAATTCTTCAATCTGATTATTAATATGTGTAAGTTCAATCTGTTTTTCAGTTGACATATTAAAATCTGAAGAATTTTTCAATTTGTTTGCTTTAGTGTTTAATTCTGCTATGTTTTTTACTATCTGTGCTGTTATTTTCTTTTTTAGGGTATGTGCCATTATTAAAATAAACTGTAATACAACTATGTGCATAATCATAACTTACTGTAAAATCTTCTGATTTCTTAGTATCAATGTAGTTATGAAGTTCTTCAAATGTCATAGTTATTTCTTATATTTTTGATAGAAGTATTCAAGTGAGCCATATAACATAATATCTGTAAGAATATCTTGACCATGTTCAGACTCTAAATAAGCTACATCTTTTTTATTGTCTTGGAACAGATTTTCAACTAATACAGCAGGACATAATGCATTCTTTATGATAGTCCAGTCTTTTTCTTTATCTCTGTCACCATCTGTCTTATCTGTTCTTAAGACTTTAGCATTATTTGATACTTTATAAGCCTCATCTTTAACTAAAAATTCTTCAGCATAGTCATAAAGACATTCTGCTAATTTGTCTGAATTATTCTGTCCTCTTGTTGTCCATACTTCATAGCCTTGTGCGGTCATCCATTTATCATTTCCACCTGCTGCGTTGTTATGAATTGAAATAAGAATACAATTTGCTGCTCCAACTTTCTTTATTGTTGAATTTGCAATACCTGCTCTGAATATAAGACCAACATCTTTGTCTCCCGGAACTATGATAACTGGATGAACATGTGGTATTTGCTCTAATTTCTCTGCTAATTTCTTAGCAGCTAATCTTGACCATTTCCATTCATAGAATCGTGTTCCATCAGCTTTCTTTGGACTATATTTACCATTGGTATCAACGCCATGACCGTTGTCAATAAAAACATAGATCTCTTTATTAAGCTTTTTGATAAATTCTATTAATTGTTCTAGTGTGTGTATCATTATTCTTCATCTTCTTCATCTTTTTGTGGTTCATTGTTGTCTTTTAAGTCACCTTCAGTACTACCAACAATATTCTGAGATATATCAGTGAATGGAATTATAAGTGAGTTTGCAGAGTCACTATCAATCATTTCAAGTCCTAATACTTGTCTTGCTTCATTTATAGTCATAATACCAGATTTAACTAAAGTATTAAGATAGTTTGCAAGTGTTGATTTGTCTGCTTTTAATAGATAAGTCTCATCTAAATCTACAATTTCTTTATTTTGTAATTCAATTGGTATAAATTTTCTACTGAATTCATCTTGTATTAATTCAATATATGGTACTAAACAATGTAATACATATTCAAGTTGACATGCTTCTATTGTATTATATGCCATCTTTGAATAATCACCTAAAAGAATTGGAGATATATTGAAGAATCTAGCTATTTCTTGTATATCATAAAGACGTGATTCATTCAATTGTGATTCTCTAGCATTGCCTGAAATTGGCTGTAATTTCATATTAGCAGGAAGAATACGTGTGGTTGAACCTTCACCAGTCTTAGTTGAACCAGAATTCCATGCATCTTTCAATTCCTGTAATTTCTTATCAGAAATATTCATATTAGGATTATCAAGATTCATTGTTAATACAGCAGTTACCTGTGTTCCTGCTTTGAAATAGTTCTTAGCTGTCTCATTTACATAATTAGCAGTCTCAATTGCTTCATCTGCAAAATGCAATATACCTTTACCCATTATTCCATCTTTTGAATTGATAATAAGATGAATCATGTCTTTTGGTAATATTTTCTGCTTCTTTATCTTTGGAGAAGTATAATATTGTACGAAAAAGTCTTGTGGAGTATAATATGCTGTTACTTCTTGTGGTTGCAGATAACCTATCTGTTTTATTTGACCATCTTTGTCTCTTACTAAATAAGCATAAGCATTACCAAAAATAAGCAAATCCTTTACTAATTGTTTAAACAACACAAATTTAGTAAGTGGAGATTGTCTGATTATATCCATAATGTAATTTGATTTTACTTCATGATTATAATCAGTTGATTTTACACTTACTGGTAATGTGGCTATTGAATTAGAAATAAGATTTACTGCTGCAAACACAGCACTTATATACATTGGGTCATCAGATAATCTTAATATTCCATTGAACATAGAAAGTTCACTTCTTAGACAAGGATTTACAATATCATCAGACTTAGAACGTTTTTCCATATTCTTCTCAATCTCATTAAGACGAATATCAATACTTTTTACACGTTCCTCAGTCTTATTATTAAATAATCTTTGGAAAATATTCATAAATATTAGCGCTAATATATTAGTATAATAATATAGTAATTATATAAGAAAGATTTTAGGATCGAAAATATTTGAATGTAAGAAACTGCCTAATGCTTGCATCATACTAATTACACCATCTATCTTATTGTTCTTATCTCCATTTGCTTTGAATGGTTTGCAGTTTTCAGCATGGTCAAACTTCAGCTCAACATTTCTGAACATCCATAATACAATAGGGTTATTGTCTATTATGACTTTATCTGACAATACTAATCTTTCAAATGATTTTGTTGGTATATTGAAGTTAATCAATGACTGAGAATAAGGTTTTAATGGAAGTCCTTCATTAGTAGCATCAATCGCCCATGATGTTGCATTATAAGCATCATATGCTACTTCCATTAATGTCAAATCTTCTGTATTTTTCTTTTGGTCTTTCAATATATAGTCATAGTCAACAACATTTCCTGAAGTCATTATAGCATATCCTTTTCTTACCCATTCAGCATAATAGTCTTTATTTGCTGAAGTACTTAATGCTTCTTGTGGAATATATATGAAAGTTTTGAATAGATATTTATCAGGATAATACTCACGTAAATTGTTTGGTGGTATCATAATTGACCAACATGTGAGGTCACCAACAGATGATAAGTCAACACCCATAAATGTACTTTCATATTTCAACTGTTCTAAATCAATTTCTTTAAACATTTTTAACAATACTTCATCTTTTAGCCATATTACTGATGACTGCATCCATTGATTTAAGTTCTTTGTTCTTACAGCGACTTCTAATGATGTGTTATTAATAGCAGACTGTATCTGTTCTTTCATGTATTTATAAGATATTGTCTGTCCTAATGAAGGACATGCTTTCATCCAGTTCTTTTCATCTTTCCAATCATCTTTCTCATCTAACTGAAACAATAAAGGAAACCATGTATCATCATTCTTTATTCCTCTTAATATTTCTATACAGTTAGTCCACATATTATAACATGGATATTGGTCTCCTATATGATAGCCAGTTGTAGATATACCAATAGCTAATGCATTCTTTCTAGCACCTGCACCAGTCTTTAAGATATTCCAATTCTCCCATGTTTTATATTCATGTATTTCATCACATATAAAGCAAGAAGGTGAAAGACCATCTAATTTTGAAGTATCACTTGAAAGAATCTTTACTATAGAATTACGTTTTGGTAACTCAATCGAATTACGTAATACCTTAAATAGACTTCCTTTATTATCAATAGACCTTACTTGACTTTTAGCATGATTCATACATATACCAGACTGTGCGGCAGAATTAGCGATCATATATATTTCCTGTGAAGGTTCATCTTCTAATAACATACTTGACAAAGCAATAGCAGAAGCAAATGCTGTCTTTCCATTCTTTCGTGATATAAGGAGAAGAACATTATTAATAACTCTTAAATCTGGACTATCTACATAATGCCATCCAAATATACCAGCAATAGTGAATTTTTGCCAATCCATTAATCTGAATGGTTTATCATTAGATGCTTTAAGTCTTTCTATAAATCTTATTCTTCTATCTACTTCATCATAATTAAAGAAAATATCATCTCTGTCAAACCATGAAAGGAAACGTTTACAAGCAAGTTTTATATATTCACAAGCAATTATATTATCATGTAATACATCTACAGCATATTGGATATAATCTTTATCATATTCTATATTTGTCATGATAATAAGTTATGTATTTATGCTGTAAGTTCTTCTAATAATTCATCACTTGTATCAACCTCTTGATTTAATCTCTTTATTCTGGCTTTATCAACTGGACTAGCACCGAAATTATTAATCAGTTTAGTTATATATTGTGAAGTCTGTAATACTGTGTTCTTACATCTAGTAAAATCAAGAACATTCTTTGTCTGGTCTAATTCGTCACATGCTTTATAATATATCTTAAGTGCATTAGCAAGCAAATCCATATTAGCTATGAATGATGCTGGAATTTCTTTATAATTAAATTCTAGGTCATTAACAATTAATTTAATGAAGTCTATGACACGTTTATCATATTTCATATAACGTACTTCTACATTTTGAGAATTTAAGTTAACTTTAGCTGTAGCCATAATATCTGTTTAAGGTTATATTTTTGTAGATTTAATATAGAAACAATTAAGTTTAGAATTAAAAAAGGACTAAACGTGTTGTCTCAACAGGCTTAGTCCGTAACGTTAAAAAAAATCATTTAAACGACGTGTGTGGTTGTATGAAAAAATAATATGAAAAAAATAATAATAATTTAAAAATGAATCAAATGAATCAAACTAATATATGAGAATTAATGTAGGATATTAACCTACAATTTAATATAGTAATTTCTCTTATGATTATTTTAATAATTTAATATAAAATTAGATACTTATTTTGTAACATTTGTAACATTTCTGTATATATCACATGATTTGCTGTCTTTATTATGTATTAATACATTAGTCTCATATTTTCCATCTTTGATATAGTCAAACCTTATATCTGCTTTATGTGCACATAGCAATAACAGGATTCTTATCACCATCATAATATACGAATGCTTCAATCTGTTCTTTGTAGAGTCATAATACTTAGAAATCAAAGACTGTACATCTTCTTTGAAAAACATAAGACTGTCAATTATATGTTCTTTGCTGAAGTCTTGTGTTGATGATTCTGGCATTTCTAATTCAATTGTTATTGGCTCACCATTCTTATTCATAACCATCTTCTTGATATATACTTCATTGTCAATGCACAAATCAACTATAGTATCAAATATATGACATACATATAGATAGTCATGCAATTCATAGTTGTCTATTAATATAACCACTTCTTTCATTTTCTTTTTGGCTGTATTTTTTTCTTAACTTTGTTATTGTATTTTGTTATTGCTATGATACTTGGATAGTGCTTAATCTGGTCTTCTACTTCTTTCAAGAACAGATAATAGAATTGTCCTTTTACGTAAGGTATAGCATGGAGATAGGTCAGTTTTATGTTATAACTATTCAGTCCTTTAAGGTACATGTTATAGATATAAGTCACATAAGTCTCTTCTGCTATGACTGGGAAATGTCTTTCATGAAAAGATATATTCAAGTCTTTTGTAAGCAAATCATATATATCTTTCGCTAGACGATGAAGTCCTGAAATTTTGCCACCTATCATATTAGTGCAAATAACTACTGAATTATCATCAAATTCAAAATATGCTGCTGCTTCTTTGTTGCTTTCACAATAGTCATTTAGCATTATTTCAGGATTATAGCCATTCCTATCACCAAATGTAAGATAAGGATTGACAACTAAATCATAGCATGCTAACTGATTAGTGAGTTCTTGCCATACTTCCATTGGTCTTTCTATGAATTTAGTATCAGCATCTACATATAAGAAGATGTCATCATCACTATAGTCAAAATTAAGGGAATCAAGAGCAAATTCACAAAGTCTGAATTTTGACACACAAATCAGATTATACTGGAGATTTGGAATAAGACAAGGCTTTATGTCAGAATTTGCTGGTTCTTCATATTTTCTGTCTGAAATTGGAATCAGCCATTTTTCTTCTACATTTGGGAATGCATTATGCCAGCTTTTTGTGAGTTCTTGCAGATAACTGTTGTAGACATTTGTGGCAATAGTAAATACAAATAATCTCTTCATGTTTTTATTTAAAAATAATATATTTATTTCAATATAGAAAAAATCTAATGAATTTTTTTTTCTGGAATTATCTCTATGATTATATTGTGATTATATTAATGGGATACGGGGTGTGGAGTTAACAATTTGATAACCTAAAAATTGAAGTTGAAAGTGCAGTTTTCAGCAAGGAAATGTGCAGCGATATATCCTCTTCGTTTTCTTTATAAAAAGGTATAGCCGGGCTGTTTCTGAAATGGCCATTTCTGGACCTGAAAGTAATCAAAGAATTAACAACAAAAGTGAATTGTTAAAATTTTATATTAATTTTTGCTGTCTTTATACTCTATGAATTGTCTTAATGACTGTTGCATATTATATGCATTAATTAATATCTTTTCATTACCTATACGATATGTATATGTTTTTAATTCATTTGTTTCATTATTATCAGGTTTATCATTATTAACTACTTTATTAAATTTGAGTTTATCTTTTAATTGTTTTTTGGGTTTATCTTTTAAATGTTTTAAATATCTATTACTTCTTTTTCTTTCATAAATATTGTTTTTTCTACTCTCTTCATGTAAATCTCTATGTTCTTTTTCAGTTAATAATATTAATTCTGAAGCAGGTCTATTTTTATATAATCCATGTTCTTGTAAATAATCATATGTCATATTATAATCTGTTTCAAATCTATGATGACAAACCCAACGTTGTGTTTTATCTGTAATTGCTTTATCATAGTTTTCTATTAAACTAATATCTTCACAGCAATATTGTTGTATATTATCTCTATTAATCATAATGTTTATTTAATGTATTTTTCATATATCTTTCAAACGATTCTTTTATCTCTTCTCTACTCCAATATTTATAGACTTTCTCTTCTTCTGTCTTCTTTCTTTTCTTCTCATATCCATACATAGGATCAAACTCTATTATCTCATTCATAGTAGTCTGTTATTTATAATCTGATATTTATATCTGATTATAGATTTTTTATATTTATTTATTTGTTAAATTTAAATATGGTGACGCTCAAATTTCTTGTATAATAAAATCATCATTATTATTATTTTATTTCAGCCACGATAACGATTCATATCAAATTTTAAATGTTTCAGTATTAGTATTAATTTAACTATCATGTATCTTCTTGTAATAGTCAGTATCTTCAAAATTCATAATATCTAATTATATTTTTTTTGTTATATTAGTCTTTATATAGTATATAATTTAAGAGATATATAGAATATATATCACTTGTATTATATTCTATATATTTATTGTTTTTTTCTAACATAATTTAAAATTTTAATTCAGGTGACGCTCAAATTTCTTGTATAATAAAATCATCATTATTATTATTTTATTTCAGCCACGATAACGATTCATATCAAATTTTAAATGTTTCAGTATTAGTATTAATTTAACTATCATGTATCTTCTTGTAATACTCTGTTTCTTCAAAATTACTTGGTCTATATAGATGTCTATGTCGTTCTTTGTGGCATGAATTACATAGACTGACTAGATTATCACTGTCTAATAATGCAGTCCATCTATCTCTTTGTTCAGTAAACCATAGAAATGGAATCGCGTGATGTACCTCATCTGCTGCTCTAGTTATACCATTCTTAGCACAATCTACACATAATGGATTATTTGCTATATGGTAGTTTCTTAGTCTGTACCAATATTTGCTGTTATAGTATTTTGCTGTACCATCTTCATTGTTGTATTTGGTCAGCTTTACTCTATTTGGTGTTATTGCTTTTCTATCGATGTAAGGCATAATCTCATCATATCATTTTTTTTCTTTTTTTGGAAAATTTTTACTTTTTACATAAACTTACAACTATTTATCTAGTAATTAGTTGTAATCAATTAAGTTATAATTTTTTTTCTTTTTTCTCATTTTTTCGTTAGTTTGCTATTAATATACAGATATTATAGTATTATTATATTTTTTATTTTCTTTTTACTTTCTATTATTAAGGAAAAAAAGGAAAAAAAGAAAAAGATATAACCTAAATATCTACAATGAACATTTTTTTTTCCTTTTCTTTTTTCTTTTTTCCTTTTTCTTAACCTAACCTTCTTTTTTCTTAACAAAACACTTATATGTCATAGTATGATATCCTGCTTGTTTATATTCCCATCCATTCTCACACATATATTTCTTCAAAAGTTTCATATGATTTAGACCATATTTTGACTTAATGTAATTTGATAACCATCTAACAGGAATTTTTGTTATATATGATTCCTGAGAATATGAATTGTCTTGACTGTCTGACATGTAATATGACGAGTTATTGAGTTTATTGTCACTATGCTTTAAAAGTTCCATGAAGGTTGTCTCGTCTTCAATTTCACCTTTCTTATTAGTCAGATATTTACGGTTGAATATCTCACAATAGATTTCTTCAATATCATTATTTGTAATTAACTTATAGTTTTCTTGCAAATCAACCAATTCTTCAAATGCTTCTTTACTTAATTCAAGGTCTTGATTAGGATCATCCAAATATAGTTTGTAAGCAGTTGCCCATAATATATCTTTTTCACTTCTAATTAATTCTCTTAGTTTTTCATCACATGAGTTTATTCCTGATTTACATACTAATAACCAGTTTCTTCTATCACCATCACTAATGCTAATGTCATTAAACAAAGTCTCATCATTGCTTGTTCTGCATGCCATAATGCGAGGATATATTGTAGTTTGTTCATTTTCATATTTTTTCTGATATTTCATTCCTAAGTTTATTCTGTCTAAGAATTCTTTTGCAGCATTAACACTAACCTTCTTCAATGATTCACTTTCACCAAACTGTATTAACCAGTTCTTAGCAATCAATGGTCCTATTTCATTGTCTTTTCCATTTGGGTCGATTTTGTTCAATATAAATGACCGTCCATTAATTGTGAACATAATGACTAAGAAGTAAGTCTTGCCACAACCAGTTGGTCCTTGAAGAAACAACATATGTTGAAATACAAATTCTGTTGGTTTATCACATAATTGTTTTTTGACAGCAGCAATAAAATATTTCTTACATATCTCTCTCGTCAACTTTGTATCATCACATTTAAAATATCTGATTGCCCAAGTCTCCAATAATTCTTCATTAGCAATACTTAAGTCCAATGAATTTAAGTAATCCTTAATGACGTGATAATTGTGCCATCTTGGGACATACTTGTTGACTGATTCAAGAATATCTGACTTATTACATACATTACAAAAAGTATCATTGTTTTTCCAGTGAGTGTATTCATTGCCATACTTATATGGATGATACTGTATCTTATTTGTCTCTGGCCAATAACTTAATACTTGTATCTCATCTTCTAATAAGTCATACTTTATAGTTGGCAAATTGTTTTTGTCACGATAATAGAAGTCAGCATACATCTTATATGTCACAATGTCTTTTGGAATATCATAACCATCACATAGATATTTGAACTCATATCTTCCCCATCTAGTCTTATAATATTCATTTCTTATGTTATTGAATTTTTCAAGTCTTTTATCATCTAGCACTTCATCAAAATAGGTATCAAAGATATTATGGTCAGTGAAAATATCATACCAACCAGGTTCTTCTTGCTTTATATCTTCTAAGTCATCTTTAGAATATGGTCCTTCACCAAGTAGCTCTACTGTCTTAAAGTCTTTGTATATAAACCATAGTTGTGTCCAGCAATGCTTTCTCCAACTTTTCTTGAATTGATTAATATAGACATAATCAGACGAGTCTGTATATTCATATCCAAATGAGTCTAACCAATCTAATTTGTGTATTTCATTTTTATTGAATTTTTCATACCATTTGTTCTTGTTAGGTTCATTCAAGTAGAATTTCTTATTATGTCCACCATTCATATTATCTGTCTCTGGTAATAGGTCACATATATATTCCCATTCTTTATCAACTTGTTCTTTATTTTTGAATAGAACTATTAATGCTTCATATACACAACGTCTATGTTGATGAGGATAATATTTGATTTTATTCTTATCAACTGTTTTCTTGCCAATGAATTCAGTATTACTATGTTGGTCGTAATTAGATGATGTAGGAATGATATAATTAGTCTTATATACTTCCTCCAATGAAATGTCATCTAACTCAACATATCCAAAATCATCACTGTCTATATAAGGTGAATAATATATCTTATTAGGAGTTATATAAAATCCTTGCATAATACTACTACTACAATTGTCAAGTACTTTATGTTTGTCTTTCTTGTAATCGATTATCTGCTTACCTTGTTCACCAAATGAATAGAATAGTTTTCGTGTATATTGCTCAGTCAATAGACAGCATTTCTTGAAATTATCTTCAGTCTTCTTACAATTCCAATACCAGAATATACGATAACTTTGCTTACTGTTTGTCAGATGGCATGCAAAGTAATTATAATTGAAATAAATTGGAGCAGTCTCATTTATTGCTTGTAATAATGCATTAACATTGAATGGTTTTTCAAATTGATAAAAGTACTTACTGTCTATATCAGCAAATGTAATACCAGTCCATTCTTCATAATTAAGTCTGTCTTTTGTAACTCTATATCCATTATTGAATACTTGACACCATGGATGTGCTGCTTTTGGTAGGTTGCCATTTATTAGTTTTTGAATATTGTCTAAATTATCAATATTCATTTTCTCTCCGCCCTTACATATAGCATACTTGATTTCTCCACTATCTTTGTCTTTATATTCTCTAGGAATACAATAATTAAATTTAAAATCCATTATTGTTTTTGTTTTAATATATTTTTATATAAATTATTTCTGAATTTTTTGTATTCAGATTTTTCCATAATTATTATATTTTCATATACATCTTTATAACATATACTTAATATAATATTAATTGGTTTTGAATTGTCCCACATTTTCTTCCAATCATATAGTTCATGTGTTGTACATTTTGGGTTTGCTATATAGTTTTTCTTATTGAATATGTTATGCTGATTGTGCATATACATCTTGCAAGTTTGCCATAGTAGGTATTCTTTGAAGATAACCAATATTGCTTTATATAATTCATCATCATTACATTCTTTACTATACCCATATGTTGATAGGAATTTTCTTACTTCTTCTTTGTCTTGTTCATTTTCACTTATTAACCAATATCTGTTCTTATCATACAACATATTCATCCAAGCAATAGTATTTAATTCAATATCATTCAGGATGACTAATAATTTGTCAGCAAATTCATGTACAGGTGTCTTCTTAAGTAGTTTTCTTGTTTTAGCTTTATATATGCTTATTGTCTTGCCATATTGTTTTTCAATTTCACAAGAATCAATTTCATTAATGTTTTTGACATTCAAATTAGTCTTTATTTTATTTATTATCTTAGATTTGATGTCATTCAATACAACTTGGTTACAACCACACCCATAATATGAAATGCTTTTATTATGAACATGATTGAATTCATGTATTACAACATACTCACTACTATTGCCCCTAAACCAATATTCAATCATATTTATTGTCCTTTGCTTGTTTTCGGTACCAATAGATAATGGTATTTGCTCATTACCTAAATACATTTTATCATTGTTATGTATAAGATATAAGACTATATTATATGCGTCTGGATTATATATATCATAATATGCACCATCTTCATAATAAGTATAGTCTTCTGATAATCGCTCTAAATGCAATCGTTCACTATTACGTCTTAAAATAGCATAATAGTTTTCATCTAATTTAAGTTCTTCTATTGCTTTCCTAATTATAGCAATTTCTTGTATATTCATATATTATTAGTTGTTAATTTATTTATTTTTTACTTAATTATCAGCTAGCTCAATTTAATAAGCTAGCTTTTGTTAATTTACTTACTTCTAAAAATAGATAATCTCTTATATCTAAATATTTCATCTTCAAATGAATCATCATATACATAATCTAAAACAATATGTATATCTTCAAAATCACTATATATACTAGCTAGACTTTGTTGTAGCAAATCAAAATCAATATATGAACTAATATAATATCCAATATAATTATCTTCAATTATCAATTGATAATCACTTTTATTATTTAATTTATATCCAAAAATATATACATCTTTCTTTGTGTCTATATCATCATTTAAATGTTCAAAAAACTGTTCAAATGATTTAAATGTTACAAAATCTTTTTTTGTTTTCATATTATTAGTAGTTATTAATGTATTTATAAGGTATTTCACTACCATCTATTAATTTAATTGTCACATCTTCATTATTTTCAGTCTTCAATGAATTCTTATGTTCTAAATACCATTTTATTGAAGCTGGTGCTATTCCTAATTTATAGCTTGCACGATTCATTGATGTGTAATAAAATTTTCTGTCACCAATTGTAATAAAAATCAGGTTGTTGTCTTTTTTCTTTCTCATAATCTTTAAGTTTAATATTTTTAATAAATTAAATGTATTATTTATATATTTAATATAGTTAATAATAAACATTTTTATTATAAATGGTCAATTATTTTCTCTATTTAAATTGAATTAAAATAGAGAAAAAAACGAAGGTACCAGCACAGTTTCACAACGTTCAGTACCTTCTAAAAATATTAATTTAATATATGATTAGTTAAGTCATTCAGCTGAATGACATATATTATTCGTCTTAAAAAACCACCAGCACCTGTTTCACAACAATCTGGTGGTAAGTAAATGATAATAAATAAATTAAGGAATTTTCATATGATTAGTTAAGTCATTCCACTGAATGACTTTATATAATTACGTCATCAATCAAAGGATTTTCATTCACTACTTTTATAGTGTATCTGTTTCCATTTCTTTTCTCAATTATACACCCATTCAGACCTAATGCAATAGACAGTGTATTTACACCTAAATAAGTTCCTAGTTTTGTTTTTCTTAAGAAATATTTAGTCTGATTAGTGTTGATATTTTCTAGTTTATAAAGTTTCATGTTAGTATAGTTATAAATATTTTTATTACCAAGTATTAATATCAGTTATATCAATAATATTATCTTTTGTATCAACTATTTTAACAATATTTCCTATTCCAGTAGGAATAAATCTATATTCTTTACAATGTAAAGTTTTTATTCTTTTAGTTTGTTCTTCAGATAGAACAAATATATCTGAAGTATATGGGATAAATCTTCCTTGTGTGGTATCTATCTATAAGTTTATATTTTCCAATATGCATATACCACCAATAGTCAAATTTATGTTTTAAATAAATATACCAATCATTTATAGACATATGCCCTGGAATAATATGATGTTTACCAATCCACATTTCGTTCATAATTCTTATATTTATTATCTTTATAATGATAATATAGTAACTTTTTGTATAATTTCAATAAAAAATATATTTATTTTAAATTTTTTATGTACCTTTGCAAAAAATATTACGTATATGAAAAGAACAGGATTCTACCTAAATTACAAGGATGCTACAGGTTTAAATGAATGGGCAAAGACCATAGAATTATTCTTTGAAGAATTTCCATCGCTCCAGTTAAAATCTGAGATGTATAAAAGAGTTAAAGAACATAACACTACCTTCAGAGATATTGCTGAAGGTATGTCAAAACTAGCAAAAGAAAATCCAGATAATGAGGTTTTCCAGTTTATGTTCTATGTAAATCCAGTAGTAGTTACTCAGTCAAAGAAAGATATTGAACTGATAGAAGACTTTATCAGAAGACATCATATAGAGAAATATTCTACTATCCGATAATTTTCTTGTGAAAAGTATCGACTATTATATTCTCTACTTCTCCAATTATAGGATGAATTTCTAGATGAGCAACAAATCTTGAAGGTCTAGATACATATATAGTATCAATCATCTTCTTTATTATATTATGTTTATCATCTACATTCATTCCTTTTGTTATTTTTATTTTATCTTCATTCTTTAATAAATTTGCTTTTATTTTTAGTAATCTAATCTGTACCTTATAATCTATAAGGTCTTTCACTATAGATTCTAATTCACTATTTAATTCATTTTCAAGTTTCTCAGCAAGTGTAGAAGATATTCTTCCTTTAACAATACGTTCTTCTAATATATCAAGTGAATTATGTATTTCATTAATACGTTTATCAGCATTTTTCTGTTTTTCTAATAATATATCATTTTCTTTCTTTATTTCCCTCATCATATTACTAGTCTCTCTTATAGTCCATTCTTCCATCTTATCATTACACCACTGACATATTACCTCATCTGCACAAGACCAAGATATATTAGCACCTTTTACTCTTTTACTATAATAATACTTACTAGAAGGATTAGCACTTAAAAGAAATTTACTATTACTGTCTCTTAATAATCCTTTCAATACAGCATGAACATCTTTCTTATAGTCTGATATAATCCTATTCTTCATGATAGACTGAGCAGCATCGAACAGTTCTTTAGTTATGATAGCAGGTCTGAATTTATCATCACCATAATATTCTTTCCTATGTAGTATATTATTGACATTCTGGCACATAGTAAGATATGTTGTAGGTTTACGTTCAGTATCACACGTCCACATCTGTACACCCCTTTCATGTAATTCTTTAGCAATCTTACGAATACTCATCCTATCATTCACATACATATCAAATATCTCTCTTACAATATCAGCATTATCTTCATGTATGATATATTGTTTGTTTTTATTTATAGTATAACCAAACATTTGATTACCACCACAATGCCGACCCATTTTCTTATATTTATCTTTTGCTTTCGCTATTCTTGCTTTCCTTATAAATCCTTCATTTTCAGCCATAGAAGCAAAGATACCAAAGAATATATTACTACTCTCACTTAATGTTCCGTCATCTTTCAGCATTCTAAATAATGGGTTCAGAACAACTAATTGTATATGGTGTTCTATGAGGAAGTCACGAATACTATAGACTATTTTTGCTTGTCTAGATATTCGTGAAATTTCATAAGTATATACACAATTCACTTCTGAATCATGTAATATAATATCTTTTAATTTATTAAGACCATTACGTTCTTCTTCTGATAGTTTTACTGCTGATTCTACATCTTCAATAATTATGAGATCTTCTTCTCTATAACCATCACGTAATGCAAAGTCTTTTACTTTTGTTGTCTGTTGGTCTAAATCTTGATGACCAGCACTTACTCTAGATAATAAAGCTGCTTTCATATTACAATATTTTAAAAGTTTGACGATGTAAAATTAATCAAATATCATCAAACGTTATAATATAGTAAGAATAAAGTAAAAATTTGATATTCCCAGTATATATTTTTATATCAGGGTATATTCACTGTAAAGTGCAGGTTACAATAACCTTATAATTAATATGTATAAAATCTTTTGAAATAGTTATAACATATTTGTTATAAGATATAACAAGAAGATAAAAACATTCCTTATAATTACTATATTAAATAAAAGATATATTAAATATGGTAAAAGGAATTATTTATAAGTATACAAATAAGATTAATGGACAATCGTATATTGGTCAGACTACAAATGAACAAAAGAGAAAAAATGCACATGAATCTTGTGTAGGAGATACACCATTTCATTCAGCAATAATATATTATGGTCTAATGAATTTTGATTATGAAGTATTAGAAAGAGATATTCCAAAAGATATATTAAATGATAGAGAAGTTTATTGGATTGAATATTATGATACTTTTAATAATGGATATAATTCTACTAAAGGTGGTTCTCCACATTATAACAAATCATTAGATTATAAATTAGACAAAAATTCTAAAACTGAAGCAGGTATATATTTAGGTGGTAATATTATGTATGGTTATAATGTAAAAAATAAAAAGTATGTAGTTAATAAAAAAGAAGCAGAAATTATACGTTATATATATAATTTATATATAGATACCGATTTATCTATTAGAGAATTAGCAAAAAGATTAAATGATGATAAAATATTTAAAGATATTAGTTATAATACAATAAAAATTGAAGTTAGTAATATTCTACACAGAAAAGAATATACAGGAGAAATAAAAGGTAAACCTAAAATAATATCTAAATCATTATTTGATAAGGTTCAATATAAATTAAATCATCGTCAGAATTGTAAAATTAGAAAAGAATGCCACATATTGCATAATTATATATATAATAATAAAGGAAAACGTTTTGTATCTCATTCTAATGGTCTTACTGATAAAAAAATAGCATTTTCATTAAAAACATGTAATGTATTGCTTGATTATTTAAAAGATATTGAATATGATAAGATAATTGCAAGTCGTATTAATAGAATAACAGGAAACTTCCTTATATATAATAATAATATCATAATAAAGGAAGTAAATATTGATACGTATCACAATAAGATATTATAATCTATATCTTATAAGAATATTGTAACGTTATAATGCTTTGTAAGTCCCTGTAACATAGGGAATTACAAACAAAACAAATAGGTATAAAAATCATATATCTTTAATATATTATTTGTCTTTGATAGTAACCGTATCGTAGTATTTTATTAATTTTACATCGTCGAATTTAGTATCAATCTTTAAAAACAGACATTATGATTACAAAAGCAGAAATGGAGTATTTGCTGAAAGTTCCAAATGAACTTCACAAAATCAATCAGAATTTAGAGAAACTTATTGAATTACTTAAATCTAAAGAAAATGGGACAAATACTTGAAAATGGTTATGAGATTAAGACTACATTTTGGTCTGATTTCACTATAGCAGATGCATTTGGTGTTGATGCTATAAAAGAAACTTTTAAAATAGCATTCAAATACTGGAAGACAGATTTAGAATATGTGACTGAATTAGCAATGGTCATGTCATGGAAGTCTTGTTTCTATTATAATAAGAATGAAGAGTATATGAACTTATATAGTGAATTATATCATAAAGTTGATAATTGGTGTATGAATAATCTAAAAGATGATGATTTGATTTATTACATACAAACGACAGACTGACATTAAATGTAAGGGTATAATATTTGAAATTATACTATTCGAATAACTCTTCTATAACAGCTTCATCATATATCTTTTCTTCAGGGCAATACTCATCACCATAATCATAATTATATATTTCTTTTCCATCATATAATATATGTGTACATACAATAAAATATGGGAAAAGTTCTGTCTCTTGATCACTCTTTACTAATTGAACTTTCTTGATGTCAAACTCTTCATCATCTTTTAGTCTAATATTATATTCCAGTTCTTGATTCTGATAACCTCTATAGTGTACTTCGACGGGCAAGGGATGATCCCCATCTTCACTAAACAAATCATGGAAATAGGTTTTTGATATGAGATATTTGGCTTTTTGTTTTATTACATTTTCATCACCATCGTTAATATACATACCTTCTATTTTGTCCCAACAACCTGTAACATAGAATGAATCATTAAAGTCTTCATCCTCTGAAATTCTAGTTTTAGAACAATAATCTACAATGATTAGATCTCCTTTGATTGTAATTTTAACACTTTTCATATTGATATAATTTTAAAGTTTAGTCCTGCAAAGATATAAATTAAAAACTATATAAGACAAAAAAAGAGGAACTTTTTTATTGTTCCTCTTCAATTTCCTTTATTTTTTTATCATAATGTTCACTCATTCTGTCAATTTCTTGATTTACTTTTGCTTGATATTCTACTAACGAATTTTTGAAATACATTCCAATTCCTATACATCCTAATGCTGTACTTAGCCATAAACCATTTGTTGCTAAAACTGAATTAGGTATTTCATATAACATAAAGAATGAAATAAATGCTAATACTATGCTTGCTAAAACAAGTCCTATAGCTATTATATATTGTATTTTTGATTTAATATCTAGCTCTTTCCAGCCCCTTTTGTCATCCATTTTATTTGAAATAGTTATTTTTATAAAATATAGAATTTTTTATACTCCACTAAATGCAAACCAATATGTACCATCACATATAAACATATAAGCATCATTTTCAATAAACACTGAATTAACTGCTGCACTATCACCTTCTTTAATAATTCTTCCACTTCTTGAAACTGTTACATCATGTAGTCCTTTAATATATAATCTACATCCTGTACTAACATTTGGATCAGGAAGATTAACATTAACAGCTATTTGTGGATTATTATTATAAACAACTACAAAACCATCATCTTTATCTAAATCATATGAATTAACACTAGATGAAGGTGTTATTTTAGTTATATTATTAACATGAGATATATCATAATAAGGTACAGCTGAATAAATATCAGTCTTTGTATTTCCATTCCAAGTTCTTTCTCTGATTGTCCTTTTAATACCTGTACTATCTAACATTAATCTATGATTACCATAACTTAAGTCTATTTCATCTGGTCCATTCCAGAAATAACCATATGTATTACAACTATACATTCCATCTACACCTATAACTGTTTTATTTTCAGTATTCCAGTTATAATCATCAACTATTCCCACACTATGTGGACTTATATCAACTCTTTCATTTGCATTATCATAGACATGTAATTCACCTTTGACACTACTTCCATTCATAGAGAACCAAGTAACTCTATGATTACTTAAATTGAAGTCATTAATTCCATCATATAAAGCAACAAATGGAGCATCTAAAGTAGTATCTAAACCACTATAAGCACTTAAATAAATTGCACCTTGTCTAGTTGTATCTGTTCTATTACCTAACTGAACACAATTTGCACCAATATAATAGTCATCAGGGAGTGAACCATCATAATCACTGTCAGATACTATTACATAATGAGCAGATACAGTCTGTCCACCTTCAATTATAATATCAACTGGTGTGCTGTCTATACCTGTGACAATACCCCAGAAATATCTGTTTGAAACATTTAGTGAAGTTCCTAAAGATGCATTGTTAAAGTCTTTTATGATTAATTGGTCATCAACAGTCCACATATTCATAATTTTCTTATCATTTGCTTCTGCTAAGAAATACAGTTTCACCCCATTTGTAACAGTCTCAATCTTTATAATTTCAAAACCATCAGCAGGTGATAATATGACAGCACCACCAGCTGCTTTAATTTTATCAATGACTAATTCAGCAAAATATGCACTGCCAGTAACAGTAAGATTTTTCAAAACAGCAGATATAGCATTTATATTGCCATGATAACCATCATCATCACCAACAAAATTTATATTGCCTTTGAAGTCAATGTCACCATCAATATCTTGTGTTCCATTGAACAGATTACCCCATAAATAGTGTGGCTGAATAGCTGATATATTTTCTGTTACTTTGTTTCCTGAACCTAAATAGACTGTTCCATTTCCATTAGATATATTGCCACCAGTTCTATTAAGTTTGTTTATATTGAATTTCTTGTAATTGTTGTCTACTATCATTATATCTCTACTAATTGTATTTTTGTTTTATCAGCATGAAAGTCTTTTTCTTGTGAATTGACAATCATAGGAACAGAAATATTACTGAATCTGTTTGTAAGAATCTGTAATGGACTCCAATCAGTCTCTTTCAATATACAGTCAAATATGATTTTCTTGTCACTGTAATGGTTTCTATATGTATCTATTACATTGTTTTCTTCTATTCTGTATATTTCATTCTGATTTCCATCATATTCACCAGTCCACATTTTCTCTATATATTGATATTTGTCATCATTGTCTTTCTTCAATAGACTAGAAAAACTTCTGTTCTTTGCAGCATCTTGTGTATTGATTTTAACTTCAACAGATTTCTTATCATCAATAGCAGCATTCTGATTTATGATATTTGTGTATACATGGTCAGTCTGTTTGTTGTTAGCATTTGATTTAGCTGTGTCTGTTATTGTATAGAATTTGACTGGTTTGATGTCAAACTTCAAATCTTGTATGATTACATTATTTGGATAGCATCCATCATAATTCACTGTAGGTAATTCCATATTATTCCAGCTAATGCTTGTATTCCACATATTATGAGGATTAGGTACAATTTCAACTCTTCTTTGAGTAGTTGGAAGTGATATAAAGTCAGAATAACCATCTATGTAATGAACAAACAAATCATTCTTTATTGAATTGATATAAATCTTCAGTTTGCCACTTAATCCAGCTTCTTTTGGTAATGGTATAGCAAAACCACTAGCTCCATCAAGTCCTAATCTCCAGTCACATGTATCAGTTATTTCATGTAGTTTATAGAATGAGAATTTGTCTGTTCCTACAGGTATTTCAAAATGAGTATAATAACTGAAATTTGAATCAGCATCAGTGTCAGTAATATAGTCATTATATTCTGCTGCTGTCATCCATTTATATTGTGTTGTAATCTCTGTGTGATTGTCAGCATCAACACTAACATGATTTGCTACACAGCATATCTTATCACCAATTCTTATCTGAATATCTAATAATGGAAAACCATTGTATTTTCTGTTGTTAATCTGTTTCCATACGTCATTCCAAGCTATATATTCATTTCTTTGTTCTTGATCAATCAGCATATAGCCAAAAGGTTTAGAAAAGTTGTCACTTCCTGCCCATTCATCTTTCTGGCTGTCTTCATATTCCCAGTCATTTATACCTATTTTACCTGATATAACCAAATAACTGTCATCTTTCACTATTACATCACTTTCACTTTCAATCTCTAATAATGGATTATCTGGTGTATAGTCACTATTATAATAAGTATAACAGTTTGCAAGATAATAGAATACATCATCTCTAAGAGCATTATATGCTGTTCTCCATTCATTATATGAAATATCACTAGGGTCATTAGGATTAACATAATTATTTATATTGAGATTATTAAGTCCTAAATATAATACAATCTGGTCTTTCCATGTAAGTGAATTAACTAATTTCAAATCACTTATTTCATAGCTTGCTATTTTCATCAATGATGCACCTATCTTTTCTGAAGATGTAATAGTCTGAGCAGTTCCAGGCTGATTTATGATAGCAAATATCCAGTCATTAGGATTAATTGGGTCATCAATAAAGTCATCATATTGGTCATTATCCAATAACATCTTATATTGATGCGGTGACATAGTATCAGTCTTATAATACATATAATAAATAGAATATACTTTACCGTCACTTCTTTCAAATTTAAGATAAGGAGCATAAGGAGTATTAGACAAATCATTTAATGTCATATTATTATAAATATTACTGTATAATTCCCATTGATCACTGCTTAATAGCTTATTTATAGCATCTTCATAAGGATAAGTGTTTGACTTTATTTCAATTGACTTATATGTATCTTCTAATGACAATGAATTATTGCTTCCAGCGAATAAGTCTATACTATTCTGTTCATTATAAATCTCTCTTTGTGTCTGAGATATAGTAGATATAGTATAACTCAAGTCATATTTATATACTGTCTGTTTATATTGAGTATTAAGACCACTTCTATACTGTATCATATAATATTGATTTACATGTTCAGTCATACTTACTCCTAATATCTTACAAATCTCTTCAATCACATCATATTGTTTCCAAGGTGTGTGTTCTTCATTGTCATCAAAGAAATTACGTTCATCTAAGAATATATGATTAAGTCCATCATTATGAATATAATCATCTATGCCTATTCTTTCAGGAGCACAATAAATTAATATAGGAGTCGATGCAGAAGTATTAGAATCAAATAATATATGTCTTATAATCTGCGTTACTGGGTAAATTGCAGGTTCACTGTCAATAACACTATAGCTAATATACTTAGATTTAGCTAATTT